TGGAACAGTTTGGTCATCCTTCACACCTTTCAAGAAGTCTTGTGGGTTTCTCTGCTCTTTGTGCTTCCGGCAGACATAGAAATTATCCCAAGTTTTCACTCCTTTGGAACTCTTTTCCTTCCGCCCACATAAGTCGCAGAAAAAATTCCACTGACCATTTGCGAAGAAATCTGCACTCATAGCAGCCGCCTATTCGTTATTAGTTATTGCGCCGAGTTACGGACGGGTAATTCGGCGGAGTTATTAATACAATCTCTGCCACGTCCCAACAGCAATTCCATTCGCAGCATTTACTGCCATATACTGGAACGCAATACCCACATTAGCTACCAGTGCTGTTGGTGCCCCAATCACACTCGTGCCCCCTGTTGATGTTACTGTAAGCGCTGTCACAGCTGCACTTGACGCCACACGGAGCATACTACCATCAGAAACACCCGATGGCAACTGTACAGTTAACGAGGCGAGTGTACCGGAGGGGCGGAGTAGCGCTGATGACACGTTCCCTGGGACAACTACCACCCCACCAGTTACCGGAGAGACCGTATAGTACCCATTCGTACCCTGCAGTGCTGTGTTTGTTAGCTGCTGCACCTGCGTGAACCACTTCTGATCTTGTGCTGCCCTCTGTGGGTGCGGCGGCAGCGGGGGGAGTTTCTGTACCATACCCCCTCCTCACCACTTCCAAGCTGTAGCATAGCCCATTGCTTGAAGTTCCGGCAATTGCTGCTCCAGTCTCTGCCCAATATCATTGCGCACAATTGGGCTGTTTGGGATAACGAACTCGTCCAAGTTCTCGTACGCTGCACAAGCCGCCTCATTGACACCGGCGCCATTTCCTGATACAATGAAAACGTAGTCACCGCAGGATACCAACATCGGAATGGGGGTTAGTTTTCCCTCCACCAATTCAGGAGCTGTGCCCAGCATCATTTCCGCTGGGTGGAAGTTATACCTGTTCTTCTTCGTGACCCCCCAAACTGGAAAACCACTCACAGCTTTACGTGTCAGGTGGCCATATGGAAAGTCAGGTATTGCAACAACAACACCAACTGCAACATCTTCATAAGGAGCGAAAGTGTCCACACCTTCCAAAGCATTCCGCATCCAGATTGCTGTGTCTTGGTGAAGGGATTGCTGGATCTGAAACAGTGGCCATCCTGGTCGAGACGTGAACTCCAGCGGCCATGGATTCCCCCTCTTGTCAATAATAACAGCTACATCCACATACCCAGTGTACCCAATCCGAATCAGGGCTGCTTCCAGTGGGAGGAGGACTCGCTGCGCGAGGAGGCTGTCAGCAGCTTTAACATACTTCATTGCTGTGCCCATTTCCCCAGTATTTACGCCATAATCCCCTGGCATCAGCTTCTTAAACTCGAAGTTTTCAAGGAAATACCCCAGGAATCCGTCCCGACCCATCCAGCCCCCCACGGCCATTTCAATCCCTGGGACAAACTCCTGAAACAAAAATGGTACTTTTTTCTTCTGTGTGGCTTTCCAGTACTCCAGCATGAACATCATATCCCTTGAGTCCTTGCTTACATAGCTGAGAGCTTTGTCAGCATCCCCAGTTGGCTTGCTAACATACCGCTTGGATGGATCAGCCTGTAAGTGTGCTATGGCTTCATCATAGTTTTTAAAAATGATGGAAGGGATGATAGGGATGCCGTGATCTTCAAAAATCCCTTGTCCGGTGCCACGTTCAAGTTCCCAATTGGTTCCTTCGACGTTTGGGCCGAATATGGGAAACCCCCGTTCACGCCAAACGTCGAGTTCTCTGATATACTTTACATTGTCAGAGGTCAGGATAAGTTCAGCCCACTTCATACTAGGTCGCCAGTCTTTCACCACATTCAACAGCCCCGCACCGATTGGCGACTTGCTTCCATCTTTCAGTGGTCCCATAAACACACGGACTTCGTGACCTTCAGCCTCACATCGCAGGGCAAAGTCGAGGAAACTGGAACTAGCATCAATCAGGAGGATTCGCATAATAGGTCTTTTGGGTCAGGTTGGGGATTTCTCCGACGAGTTACAATAGAGTAACTCGTCGGAGTTACTACAAAACATCTTCGCAGTGGGAGCTTACTTCGTTTGATTCAGTTCCCCTGTTTGGAACTTCCCATGCCCGCCACCAACTTTCTCTGAATGGCGACCACCAGATTGAATTGTACGCAGTCCCATAGTATCTGAGTTACGTTTTGTCATGTTCTTCGCTCCAGTTGCTGTCTGCTTCTCTCCGGCTGAGTTAGCTGCTTTCATCCTAAACTCCTTCTGTTGTTGGTTGATACTACCATAAATTGTAAAAATACCCTATTGAGGGGAAGTGGGCAATCCTATTACTGCCCTCTCCCTCTCACGCTCCCCTTTCCTCTGCACCGCCTCCACTGTACCTACCACCCCAGCATTAAAGCACACTCGTTGCAGGTCAATCAGTTGTGCTTTTGTAGGCTCCCCTCCCTGCTTTGCGATTTTTGCCAGAACTTGCCCTACCTCAGGATCGAACATAGCCGCTTCCCGCAACCTCCCCAGTTCCTCATTTCGAGTCTTGAAGAAGTACCTCCCACCCACATCAGCTACTACATACTCAGGCTTCAGCCCCAATGCTCTGTTCATGTTCATAAAGCGACTTAACAGACCTTTGGCGCTTGTCCCAGTAGCCTGTTCCACAGGATCCGCCATCTTCGCCAACTCAACTTGTGTCGGAGCCTTCACCCTGGATGCAATCTCTCCCATTTCTGCAATATCTTTCACATTCTGCCAGTGCCCCTTCCCAAGCTTCTCAAAGATAGGTTGGAGTGTATCTTGGTGTGCCAACAGATACTGATAACTGTCAGGACGTGCAGCAATTGCATCCACCAGTCCCCGAGAAACAGCTTTCTTCCCATCCTCTGTAATAGCCCCAACCACCAGTCCCTTCATCTTATTCGGATTTCTCAGTGCATCCTCAATAACTTTATCCGGTTGTGCACTCTTGGAAATCTTCGCAATCTCTGTCCTATCCAACACTTGCCGCTGCTTCACTGCCTGTAATCTCCTATTGACCAGCATTCCGCTGACTTCCGTAGTATTCATCAAAGCAGCTTTCATTTCCGGCAACTCTCCCATAGCAGTCCCATGTTTGTGCATCCATGCCTGAGCCGCTTTCGGGTTAAACTCCCCAGTACGCATAGCTTGCTTAGAGAAACTGTCCAAAATCCCTTCTTCCAGCAATCCTACAGCCTTCTCATCAGTCCCATAGATATTGAAAAAATCCTGAATACCTTTCTTCTTGTCAGCAGTCTGCAGGAAACCTTTCACTATATCTTCGCTGTCCGTTGACAGTCCATTCCGAGTACGCTTCCGCAGCGCTCCACCAGCACCCTCGTTGAAAACTTGAGCATACTTAGCATAGTTGGAGTTGAACTCTTTGAACTTATCTGCAAATTGACCATACTTCGGGTCACTATACTTAGAGACTTTCGCTTGAAGCTGCTGTTTTATCATATCCATATAGTGGGCTTTGGTACTGTCGCCAGCCATTATAGCATCTGCCCAGTCTTTATTTGCTTGTTTATACAGCGAGTGCAGTTCCTCAAAGTTAGCTGTACTTTTCCCCTCAACTCCCTGTGATGTGGTAGTCCGATACACTGGCTTCGTTGCTCCGGCCTTTGTCACCGCTTCCCGCGTCAGCTCCCCTGCTTTTCCCTCTGGGAACTCATTCAGTACCTTACTAAACAGTGGCGGAAGGTTCTGAAAAGTCTGCCTATCGGAATTGACAATCTTCTTTACAGCTTCCCGAATGTCGGACACATCTTCTTGAAGGCCAATAGCTTTAGCGTGTCTATACACACCCTGTAACTGGGAGTTCAATGCCCCTTTCGCTGTATCTCGTGCTTCCCAGTACTTTTCACGCAACTGATCCCCAATGACTTGATTATCAGCTGTACGTTGGAATGATGCCCCCAGTCTCCGAAGATCCGCTGTAGCTTTTTCTGCATCCATACCCATTACGGACTTCTGTGCGGACAATCTCGCACGTGCTGGATCTGTTGCACCAATTACACCAGATTCCGCACTGGCTTTTGGGAATGTGCGTTCTTTATATGCAGTAATAGCTTCCAGATTCCTCATGTCAGCTGCCGCGGCTCTCGCTAAAGACTCAGCTGACTTATTTGCAACCTCTTTGTGGATAGCAATAAGTCCTGGGGCTCCAGTCATCTGTGCAAGAGTAGGTTTCCATTCTGGGATTTTCTTCGAAAGTTCCAGGCTTCTTTGCAGGTTTGCCACGCTCTGTGGTGCCGCTTCCATAGACTTATTAATATCCTTCTGGAGCAAGCTGTTTGCGGATGCTTTTTGGGCATCTGCCGAAAACCCATAAGCACTATTTTTTGCCAGAGTACTTTCAACGACTTTAGATGCCTGAAGGTACTTGTTGGCGAAGGTTGTCGGGCCTGTGCTGAGTAATCCTCCTACAGCTTCCCCGATAGCGGCGCCTTGTTCCTCATTCAGTCCATAGTAATGTGCCATGTTCTTCCCCCAGCCCTTACCCTCTACACTTAAGGTAGCTGCATTGAAGGTTCCTATGGCTTCCGCAGTAGCTGTTGCAAGCTTCCGTTCAGCTACTGCTGTCGTGGCCGCACCTGGGACAATCATAGCACCGGCAAAATTCGCAAGTGTCCCTAAGTATTGTGAGCTCTTGCTGTACCCGCCGGATATTGGGTCTTTTGGCTGTGCCCAATGCTGGACGGCAAAAGCGGATTCCCCGATCTTAGTCATATGTTCCACCCCACCGACAGGATGCTCAGAACTCACATGCCGGCCTTGTGCCCCTGTGAGCTTATTGTAACCTATATCGGCAGCCTGTAGTACTTGATTTACAGCAGAAACAGGAAGGCCAGCCAAGCCGACAACTCCAGCAGCACCCGCGCGGAATTGATCAGCCATATACATACCGATGCCAGGTTCCTGCCCAACTGCAGGAGTGTTCGAAGTAGCTTCAAGGGAGAATCCTTCTGGGATAGCCGGTGCCGTATGTTTTGCCGATGGCTCCCCACCGTCAACCGTAAAGCCTTCAGGAATTGTAGGGGTATCGCTCATGGTACTGGTACCCATTGGTTATTTTTAAGCACAAGTTTTTGTCCTTTTCCATTGGAGATCACTGTCCCTTCCACAACAGCAGGGGATTTTCCGCTTGGAGCTTTGGTCGCAGTGGCTCTCGTTGTCGCAGGAGCTGTAGAAGTCGGCGCTGTGCGGTTAAATTCCCCTTCAATCTCCACGTGATCCGCATCCAGTCCATAACCTTTCGCTTTTTGCTTCTGCTGCCCTTCCAGCCCACGTAAAGCAGTTTCTGTTGAACCTTTCAGTTGTTTCACCACGTTAGAAATGCCTTGTCGCTCTTCATCACTATACTGACCTGTGAAGCCATGTGAAATAAATCCAGTCAGGCGCTCTGCGGCATCACCAAAGTTCTTCGTATCCTTGTAGAAATCTGCTGTCGCGCGAGTGCGAAATTCACTGCTCAAATTAGTCAGTGCTTGGTGCAGTTGTTTATCTGCTAAGGAGCGAGAGGAGTCGCTTGGGGAAGTAGCTGCCACGTGGAGCAAACTCTCAACTGTATTAACCTTGTGCAGATCTTCCACATAGGGCTTAGCTTCCCGCTGTAATTTGGTATTGAGTACTTCGGTTTCAGCGAAGTCTGTTTTACGTTTTGCCTCCTCTCTCCGAGATGCTGTAGCTTCCGCCAGCAGCCCCCGCTGTACAGCAGTAGCTTCTCTCGCAGCAGCTACATCCCGCTCATGATCTCTGTGGTCAGTTTCATGATCCTTAATCCGCTGTTTTCGATCATCATCCACCTGCTTCGCTGTATTCGCCTTCTCAATCAGCGTCGCATGTTGCTCAGCCGTCAGTGCACTTGTCTGCGACTTTCGGGCAAAGGTAGCCCATCCAACCACATCACCTGGTTTTGGTAATGTCATAGGAGATACTCCAGCCGCAAGAGCTTTATCCACAAGCGCTCGCTGTGCGGCAGGGTCATTCATATCCCCAGCAGCAAAGTTATAGGCTTCTTTCGACAGATCTTCTTGGGTTTGCTTTTTCTCCACAGCCATTCTCGTCACCTGATCTTTGGCTTCTTGGTAACTCACTTTAGCATCAGTTTCCAGTTCCTTTCCTAGCTGGAAATTCCCTTCCTTGAAGGCCATCGTAGCGGCTTTCTGCTGCATTTGCCCCATCTGAATCGGGTTATTCACTAAGCTTTTATCAGCATCAACTTGGGATGACATAAAGTTCCCAACATCAGTCTCTGCTTTTTGTTTCTGCTTTTGCTGCTGCATTGCCATCTGGTTCATCTGCAGCTTTTGGTTATTAAGCTGTATGTCTTGATCAGTTTCCTGATACTGCTGTTCACTCCGAAGCGCCCCACCAATATTGGAGAGCGCCTGCGCAAAGAATCCCCCTGCCATGTGTGTTTCTCCTTATGCGTAGGTAAGCGAAGTATCCGTGGTGGCCGCTGGCTGATTATTGTAAGCTGTAACTGCCTTCCCAATCCCACCAGCAATCGTCCCAAGCCCAGCCGCTGCAGACGCATTCCCAGCTGTAATTGCTTGTGAAGCTGCTGCAGGGCTACCAGTTGTTGCGCCTGACAACAATGCCAAGTTGTTGAAATCCTGCTGATAGGTGCTGCTGGCTAAGCCTTCGGCATATTGAGTCTGTGCTGCATCATTCATGCCTGAACTCCCCAGCCCACGAGCAGCGTTCGTTGCCTGCGTCGCCTGTAACCCTTGCTGAAGTTGGAACTGATAGCCAGGAGTACTTGTTACTGATGAAGGATTAGCCATTAGTGATTGAAGTTGCGCTTGGTACTGCGGCCGTTGTGATGCAAATGGGTCGGCTGCGGCTGATGCAGAGGAACTACTGCCACTTGAGAGTAGTGCTCCCCCGACGACACTTACAGCAGCTCCTGCGATTGCGCCAAAAGTCATGATAAAGTCCCTTTCAGTTTCTCCGGCGAATTACTACGCTGTAACTCCGCCGAGTTATTCAATTCAACCTTCGGATCATGCCAGCCAATGGCAGTGTAGGAAGGTGCAATGACTTGGTGTTCTATTTCGTCTGGGTCAGTCAAATAAGTTGCGTGCGTTGTAGTCCATTCAGTCTCTTCATGGGTGAACAGGAGTCGCTTGCAACCAGCAGGGGAGATCATGCTCACAGGGGCTGCTAGGACTTCCAAACCACTGGCTTCAGTGAGGATTGACACTATCCCCTTGGTGATGACATTGTAATGGGCTTCTTTGTGGATGCGCCCAATCACCAGATGCCCAGCAGGAATCGTAATCTGACGGATATACATTCCAGTAGCATAGCGATGAAGGAGTGGGTAACTGTCAACGGTATTGACAAACTCCCCAGCCCCTTCAGACTGCCCCATCAAGAGCTCAATTTGGCAGATTTTATGTCTAATCTCCTCCGGTGTTGTGGAAGGGAATACAGCAGACCCTGTTAATTTCGCCAGCAATCTCTGAAAGTTATTGTGGAGCCCTTCAGTAATCTCATTCATTCGTTATCCTCCCCAACTGGTGTATATTCAATCTCCAGTGCACGTACCCTGAAATCCGTTACATCTGTATGAGTCAAATCCCAGCTCCGATGCCGATAACTTCCCCCACGTACCATCTGCTTTTTCTGCGTGCTCAGGTCAATAGTGCGAGGGACTGCAAAAGTTTGGTAATCATCATTGCTGTATGTAACTGATACAGTAGTTGAAATTGTGTCAGAGTGCAAGTAGGCACCTGCAACAAACTTTACAGCATAGGTGCCTTCATCTGTAGAGGGAGTTCGGATAAAGCAGGTAATAGCCACATCCGTAAAGTCTTGGTAGTAACCTTCGGATAATGTGCATACTGCCCCATTCGTCAGACCTACTGCGAAGGAGGAGTTGAGGGTACTGTAGAAAGACGCACTCCCTCCGGTCAGATAAACCCCTTGAAAAGATCCAGCACCGGTTGTCCAGTACGTCCATAGGCTATCAGTAATATCATAGCATAAAGTAATGCCCCCAAGAACACCGTAGGAGGGCAACGTAAGGAGATACACAGGCTTCCCAAGTACCACTCCGCAGGAAGCGAGTACTGTAGGAGGGGCTAGCGGCAGTCCATATCGTGGGATAGGCTCTGCAAGATTGCTTTGTGCAAGGATCTTCTCAATCGCTGGTGTAGAGATCCGTTGAAAGGTTAATGCAGTAAATTGCCCTACACAGAGAGAACCATCAATATCCCTAGCGAGGAAGTATAAAGTATCCTCAAAAGATACTACGCTTCGCCCATTGGCACACCCAATACCAACTGCCCCATTCGAGACTTGTGCAATAGGTGCACCTGGACTAATCCCAGCATCATAGAAAAACTGCGTACCGCTCTCCATCAAGACAACAAGGTAAGCTGTATGGGCTGCAATTGCAACCCCATTGCCATATGCTGCATCCGTGTTGACAGTGTTCAGTCCTGGCCAAGTTGTGTAATCCCCATAAGCTGAGGCATAGATTGTGCTTCGGGACATTACATAATATGTCCCATCTAGGAAAGCCAGCCCAGCACACGTTCCTGCGGGGAACCCTGAGATAACTGTAACGACTCCCCCACTGTAGGTATAGCCCCCATCAGTAGACTTGAACGCCGGCGCCGTGGTAGCATTGTCAAAGGCAGGGAGAGCATCGTACAGCACTCCGGTAGTTGGGGGGCCTGGGATAGCAGACCCAGTCGGGGGTGTCGCCCCACGCGTAGAGACAACCTGATATACCATACCACCTATGATATAACACAGCGTACCAATATAAGAAAAGACACCTTGTGCCGGCCCAGGCCCATAAGAATACCAGATATCCAGTCCTGGACGCTTTTGCAGCGTCGGTCCAGAGGAAGTCATCGTGAGAACCATATTCCCTACCTTGGAATCTTTGGACATTGTACCGTCTCTGGTATCAATTCCCCAAACAAGTGGAAGTTGTTTTCTTGTTGGCATCACCGACTCCGCTGTGATGGTGTGAAAAACACGCTGGTTTGCTCCTGCTCCACTTCGAAGAACTCTTTCCGAAGTATCAGTGCTCTCCCAGCAATCTCGGCTCGCTTAGGGGCAGGAGTATCATATTCAATCGAGATTTCATCTGCTAAGCACCATTTGAGCATACGCAGTGCCTCTTGAGGGAAGTCCACATTGTTCAGCCCACTTGTCAAATCCATCACCTGCATCTGCACAACGACAAACATCGTGTGACTTGTGTCAGCAGGAACATCATACAGGGTGATAGAGCCAGCCCCAAGTTGCGGATCATAGTAATACTGATTCGGAACTCCTTGAGAAGCCTTTTCCCCTAATAAGTTGTAATCATACCGTGACTCCAGTGTGAGTTCTACATCATTCCCAGTAGAATCTCTCAAAAAGGCTTGCAGTACCCGCAGTGGGAGAGTTGAGTTAGATACTGTACTTAGATTGTATGTGGCCTGCCCCGCTACCATAGGCACTAACAGAGTTGTCACTTTCCACAATGGCAGTCCTTCCAGTGCAAGCTCTTTCATCAACACTTCCAAAGCTTGCTGCACATTCAGCATGTCTGTTGATGGTATCGTGTCATAAGGATCAAAACGACCAGTGAGGCGCAGTGCCGCACTGATCAAATCATTCCCCACCATATTAAACTGATAGAGTCCGCTGGTTGCCATTACTGTCCTTTTTTGCCAGTTCCTTTAGTGGGTTTCTGCACTTTCTGCTGCATTAACTCCCCCATCTTTCGCAGTGCTGAGGTTACGCGGGGAGAGTACTGCACTTTCGCAATACCCCCCACGGGCCCAGCAACTCGACGTGTTGCCATTCCGTTCTCCTTAGTTACTTGACACCAACGCCATCAGGACCAACCTTCTCCAACCGGAGTATGAGAGTAAAGACCTGAGTGCCAGAAGTCCATCCAGTAGTTTTCACGTCAATACCGCCCGTCACACCAGCTGCACCATTATCTGTCAGCCCCCCAAACTCCTGAAATGACATACGCCCCCTACCAGCAAGGGGCACCATTTCCAAGTCCGTGGTAGCTGTCCACAGCAGATGTACAGCGAGTTGGTCTGTGATACTGTAGTCAATATGCATCACCCGAAAGCTTTTAGGGATCGGGAAATAACTAGCAGGGGCTACAATAGTCACTTGAGCCACATCACTGGTATCTTGAACTGATGTGATCTTCACAGTGGCATGTCGAGGGCCATCTTGGATAATCTGCGTAAGCAGTGAATTTGCCATAATGCCCCCTTAGGTTATCGGTGACGTTCCACAACAATGTAATCTGTTGTAAGAGTTCGTGCAGCAGCCGAAGTGTTTAGCAGGCCGAAAGAAGGGTTCAGGATTTGCGCTGTCACTACTGAGGTAGCAGTAGTTTGTAGCAAAGTAGCTACGCGCCCGACAGGCTGACCCAAAACTGCCTGTGCATAGCCCACGGGATTATCCCCTGTGGTTGGATTCCAGAAAACTTCCACATTGCCCTGAGTATCCACGTGAATGCCCAGTTCAAATTGCACACCAGTAACTGGAATACATGCAGCTGGTAGAGCAACTGTGGTGGAGACTCCGCCAATTTTACTAACTAGGAATAGTGCGGCTGACCCACTGTTTTTCGTGACATACAATCCATCAGTCGCGGTGAGCGGTGTGGCTGATGTTACAATAAGACCAGCATAAAAAACATCATTAATAACGTCACTCAAAACACCTGAGTATTTGAAGAAAGTTTCTTTTGGCTGAATACCAACACCCGAGAGCGTACTGCCAATCTTGAAACCAGCAGCTGCGAGTTGGTAGTAGTTGGCATCCGCAATACCCGCAGTTGTCGTGGACAGCAGAGCGCCGCCATCGAAAGGTGTTAGGGCGGATGTACCAGCACCAACCAAGGTGACAGTCCAGTCTGAAGGTAGATAGGTGTTGAAGTCATTGAAGTACTCATGAGACCAAGTCGGGTCTTGCGTCCCACAGTTTGCCATTGTCTGCCACGGGGCAGCATTGGTCGAGCCTGTTGGGGTTCGTGTAGTCTTACCATTGAAAGGCATAGCAGTTTCCTTTGAAGTAACTCCGGCGAGTTACAATCCCGTAACTCGCCGGACATTCAATCAGCCAAATTACTTAGGCTGCGTTCGAACCAAACAAACCACGTGGGTTTGCCCAGAGGAACAAATAACGCTCATAGGCGCCGACCTTGAAGTTCCGTGTATCCGCATCATTATCCTCCCAGATATCCAATGCTTCACGCTCTTGCCAGATCATACCATCTTCGCAGTTGGTAGTGATGAACCAAGGGCCAGTCGCTGTCAGGTAAGGATTGCTGACGATCCCACCAGTGAGCAATCCTTGCTGATTGATCGGATTGATGTCATTCAGGTTTGTACCAACGTTCTTCGATGTTTTCAGGATCCGCTCTGCATTGAAGTAGTTATTAGGGTGAACAATCAACTTATCCCCCATCAGTGGTTCGATGTAACCACGATCATCCTTGGCTTGCATCATCAGGATCAGCATGTCCTCGATAGCTGCTTGGGATAATGCTGCATCAACCGCAAACTTGTTCTGCCATGTACCTGCGGTGAAGTTTGGGTGCGCCGCGTTCAGCAAACTCACACCGTCACCGCCTAAGTAGCTGGAGTTGAAGGCGCGATTGAAGACATTGGTCGCATTGATGTTTTTTGTTTCCGCAAAGGCTCGGCGTAACTTGTTGGTGCGATTCTTTGTGAGCTTCACATACAAGTTATCCATCAACTCTTCGTGAGTGGTGATGATTCCCAAGCCATAGGCGATATTCGTACCACGTGTGATAAAACCTTGTTGCATACCATCATACGTGATTGGTTGGCCTTCGGTCTTAACAGTAGCTAAGCCCAAACCGATGGACTGCACGTATTCTTCATAGTTCTTTTTGGACGTTTCCTTACGGAACATCAATGGAGCGAACTGCGGCGCGGAAGCTGCCGCAGAATCCCACCAGGCTTTTACACCTTCCCAAAGTCCCTTGGGATACGAGCCTGTGTTGACGATACTTGACATATACTACTCCTTAATTAGTTATCAGTTGCACAGATTAAACGCCAGCTGTGTTACCCATCAGTTCGTGCTGATTAATCATGACAAGCCATGCAGCATTCACACCATAGGCATTGTTAGGCTTTTGCACTAGACCTTGCAAGCGCAAGTTCAATGTAGAAGTCGTCGCAACTGACGCTGTATTCAATACCGTGGCCGAGTTTTGCTGTGGTGAAGTTGGATTCGTTACAGTAAAACTTGCATTTTTGTTGCAACTTGTTGCTGTCAATACATTCAGCCCATCATCTGCAAGCTCGTACAGCACATCCATATCATCCACGACCAATACGTAGTAATCATGGGCCTTGGTTGCTGGGATATTCTGGATAGTCAGATCCAAGTTGACCCCAACGAGACTTGGGAGGTTAGGGCCGGCCACCAACACACCAACTACAATACCACGGATAGTATCAGTGCCATTGGTGATCTTGGTTACTGCTGGAATGCCATTCGCATCGCCATTCGCGGAGGACTTAACAGCATCCCCAACGTTGATTTGATTGGGCTCAGCAGCCTGGACAACGTATAAATTTGTGCCGCCTGTCCAAGCATTACCTGCTCGGTAGCGGGAGGGGACAAAGCCCCTAGGTGCAATGATATTTGCCATCTGGAATATTCCTTAAAGTGGGTCAGAAACAGTTTGAATTAATTTCCCGCTGCTAAGTCAATACGTGCATGTGTGTTTAAGGAATTATTCACACGTTTCGGTACATACTGACCTTCACCACGAGGGGCTGTTTGGCTTTGTCGTATCGCATTGTCCCAAGTATCTGCTTGTAGATAGCGATGCGCTTCGCGCTCTGCCCATATCTCTTCCTTGCATTTCATTAAGTATGCACGCAGTGGGGTATTGTCCGCTTTTGTCCCTACATAGCGACTGACACGATGTGCCACATCACTATCAGCAACAACGGCACGACTCATGGCGACTTCTTCAGGGGAGACAAACTCAAAACCTTCCATCAGTAACTGCTCGATAGCAGAATCTTGGTCATTTTCCCAGTAGAGGTGATAACCTTCAATCGTACCCATTACGTGCATCTTCAACCGTAACCCACCAAAATCTGACTGACGTTCCCGAGCATCCTCAGGACGTTGGTTCTGTGCGCGAGTGGCTTTAGCAGCAACATGGGCTTTCCCACGAGCAGCCGCAAAGTCTAAACGGGCTGAGTCTTCAGCAGATTCTTGGATTACTTGTGTACCAGCGGACTGGTTTGGTTCATGTGACATAGTGACTCCATTTGATTTTTAAAGAAAGGGCAGACCTGCGGGTTAATTTCGAGTAAAGTAGGACTTCAGAAAGGTTTCTTCCGTATACAGGCCGTCCTCAATGAACTGCCGCATGAGAGCGCGATCAGAAGCTGGAAGATCTCTGGCTGTTCGGCCATTGATGCTGACAGCGCCACTACTACCAGCTCCACCATTCCCGCCACCAGAGACACGGCCAGATGCGGCTGGTGCTGCTGTGGTACGGAAGCTACGAGGGAATTCTTCCCGCATCTTCTCCGCAATCATATCCAGGAATTTTCGACCGCGCAAGGTTTCCCCACCTTGGATCAGCTTATCCCCCAATGCCACTGCGTATGTGCGGAGCTTGTCATTTTCCTTGAACCAGCTATTCCCATCCTCAATCCACTCGTCCAGCAATAGGCTGTCTTGGGGTGCGGGAGGGGGTGCGGAAGCTGCTTTGATCTCAGCTACTGCTGCTTTGGTGCTGGCTTTGAGTGCATCAATCTGATCTTCCAGCTCCAGAGCTTCATCATCTTCCCCGTTGCGAATGGCTTCTTTGTGCTGTAGACGCAGCTGACGTAAAGCGGCCTGGGAATCAGAGTCTTGTTTTACTGCTTGAGTTTTCTGAAACTTCTCAAACTCCGCAGCAGTGCCTTCAAATCGCTCTAACTTTGCCTTGACTGCGGCGAGTTCAGCTTGGAGATTGGTGACAAAGGCGTCCCCGCGTTTATTAAATGTGACCGCATCAGTCCACTGGGATGCCGGCTTTCCTTTTGCAATCCAAGTTGCTTTTGATACCCAACCCTTGCGACTGGCGAGTTCTTCAGCAGCTTGCTCTGCGCTCGGGGCTGGTGTGGCAGGTTTAGTCCCACGCGGAAGGTCTGCATGAATGTCGTCGTCTTCAGTCCGAAGCTCTGAATTAATCAGGTCGAGTCGAGCGAGTTCTTCATTGATATCTGTCTGGGATCGTGCGGAGGTTCCACCAGCTACTCCTCCTTCTCCTATGATGTGATCTTGTGGCATGGTTCAGTTTCCTTTTGTGTTATGAGTTTCTCCGACGAATTACGACGGAGTAATTGCGCCGAGTTACTCTCCGCTACCTGCCAGCGGAACCAAGTAACTAATAATATCCAAGTCATTTACGAATCGATACTGCTTCCCATCATGCGGCCCATCACGGAAGATCCCTGTGTACAGCCCCACCAGCACGCGATCGCCTACTCCGCAGAAATCGGCACACTTGTCACTCCAAGCATCCGGCCCAATCTCTACCACAGTCGCCCAAACTGACTTATTCTTCTCTGCATCCACTGCTTTCGACGGGAGAACGATGCCACTGGCTGTGATTTCCTCCACAGCATCGCAGAGCAACAGCACACGATGGCCAGTAGCACGAAAACCACTCTGGTTTGTAGGTGAAACTCCTTTAGCGCCACGCCATCCATAACACCCTTTAAGGTTTTCAGTAACTAGCTGTGTCATGATGCGCTCCTCCTTCAACAGTTCCACTTAATTCTTCTGGTTGGTAGCTGGCCAGCAACTCCAACACCTTATTTAGCAGGTCAATCCCGCCAAGTGCTTTTGCATTTTGGGCTGCTGTCTGTTCCTGAGTTGCCCCAACATAATGCTCATTTGCCCAGGCTTCCATTGTCTGCTGCTTACTCTCCCCCAGAAACCCCACCAGCTCCATCGTCACTGGGTGCTGCGACCATTCCGCCCGATCCTGTATCGTTACCGCCATGACTCACTCCAATCTTCTTGTGTTCCAATTCCATCTGCCCTACATGGGCGTGTGCTTTTTGGAGTAATTCCAGGGACTTCAACACACCTTCTTGCTCTGCTTTAGCAGCGCCTATCTGAGCATTCAGCATAGCAATATCATGCCCAGTTTGCACTCCTTCGGCTTCGGCCAATTCTTTCTTCGCTTTAGCTTCCCACTCCATAATTCTAGCTTGGTTCACCAGAGCGGTCTGTTTCAGCTCAATGATTTGCAACTGGACACCAGTCTCATGCTCTTTCTGTTTCTGCTGCAACTCCAGCATTTTCAGGTTCGGTGGAGGTGGTAGTGCATTCCTACCTTCTGGGTCAGGGAGCAGTCGATCAATGTCCTCTTCTTCCCAAGCTTCCAGAAATTTCTTCTTCGCCAAATACACATTCATCCCAGGACTTGCCATCGCAAGCTGGAGGGTGTTCTGTGCCTTCGCCCGCCGCTGTGTGGCAGAGATTGCTTCAGGAGAAGCAGCCGGCAACACTAGGAAGTTCTGGTTATCATAGTCATCAGGGGCAACGATTGCGGCTTCACTGGAGGTCAGCAGGGTGAAGAGAGGGGACTGGTGAAAGTATAGTCGGTTCAGTCGATACATAGAGCGGATTTCGTCACGAAAAGCCCTATACATACGAGTGTAGATCCCACTGAACAGCATCATCCCTTGCTCAATTGTGTTCCGACTGGTCTCAGCTGGGGTATTCTGACCTGGGCTAACACCTGTCATGATGTCAGTTGAGCCGCTAATCTTCTCTGCATAGGAGATCAGTAGTCCGAGGAGCTGAAATAACACTGTGGAAGGCTCTTTCGCCGGCAGTGGTACGATGTTGTTCTTTAGGTCAGCTCCGGTAGAATCAACTGGCTTCCATTCACCTGGTGCAAAAGCACTCGTCCCCCCTTTCATCTTCACGCCACGCCCCAAGAAGCCTCCCCCAAGATTGGACATTGTACCTGCGTCAATGAGTTGGTTCAGGGTAGTGTTGACGGCGGCATTGGAAGGTCCAAGGAGCGCACCAAGTCCGTAGTCGTAAAAGCTGCCATCCGGAGACGGGATAAATGTGTACTTAGTGAAATAACGTTCAGGGATAATCCGAATAATATGGTTATCACTAGCAGCGCCCAGCGAATGTATTCGCTTCTCCGCCGCGCTCTTTCTAGCCATAAGCGCAGGGATATCCGTAGCACTTTCCACTGGTGGTGGGCCCTCAGATGGAGTTGGCGAAGTTGGTGTAGTTTTTTGTTTAAGTTCAGCTTCCTTAAGTTCATCCTCAATCCCCTGCAACTGTTGTTCTACTAGACGAACCTGAGCGTCATTGTTACGGATCACATCGCCAGAGTCAAAGTAGCGAGCAACGATGCGGAAGAGCTGCTTAGTGTCACGACGAACTGTTATGATGTACGGCTCCGCATAACCATCACCATCCAAGTCCAGCCATGTGTACTGCTCCAGCATTTCATAGGGCATACTTTCATCATCTGCTGGCTTCTGCAGCCCACTGGCTTCATCTTCCAGTTGCTTTGTAATACCATCAACTCCCATTGTAGGAGGTGCTGCGTTTTCATGGGCTTGGTGAAGAAACACTCCACGACGAATCCGTTCCTGTATGTCGTTCTCGTCCATCAGGATTAAGTGGGTTGCTCGATGCGCTTTTTGCAGATCTTTGCAGAAGTAATCCACTACAAAGTTCTGTGCTGGGACATACTCGGAAATATTAATACCTTCAACGGAGTCGAAGTAAGTTTTTTTGAAGGAAGTCCCAACGATGGAGCAGGCAAACTTACACTTCTCGTCATCACTGAGCCAATTTACATCCTGTTCAGTGAGTTGCAAGCTGATGTGAGAAGAAATCCTCTCCGCTTGCAGCTGCCGGTGCCCCATTGGGTCTTGCCCGAGGACGTCCAGTTTTACTAATTGCTTCCCCTTGGTCATAATTGCAATGCGAGCAAGGAACTGTAACGCAGCAACAGTGATTAAAGGGAATTTTACGTTGGAACAGTTCACCCAAGGGAACGATTTCTCCTCAATCACTTGGAGCGCGAGCTTCATCCCAAGCTCGTTCCGCTGTTCCCAGACTGTGCGAGTGGATAAGTCGATATCATAGCCACGGACAACAGCGATGCCAATTGCGTCGCAGATTTCCTTCGGGAGATCTTCTGCAATGTTAGGGGAGCTGATGAGTGTATGAAGCTGGAGCTTTGGGAGCTTCTCTTTCACTGTCTTGGGGAGGTTAATCATCTTCAGTATCCTGTCGTAGTTGAACGGCCTTGAGAAGCCTTGGGCGTCATGTGCCGTTCAGTAAGTTCATCATCTGTCATAAAGTCTTCTTCATCCAGGATGGGCATATCATCAAACCCCCTGGAGAGTATAGCCGTACTGTCGAACTGATCGTCCAGCACCGCATCACTGTAACCTGTGAATCGAAGCAGCTCAGCTTCATATTCCGCGTACCAGTCTGCTTCCTTGTCGAATAGCATACTCTGGCTCCGCATCCTCTTCCGCAAACTCCTGCCCCTGACTGCTTTGTCCTTGACTGATGGCATTGGGATACACAGCATGAAGCAGCCTTTTGCCCGCATCTCTTTGTTCAGCATTGGCTCCAGAGCTTTCCAGATCACACCGTCCTCCACGAAGAAACAGATGGGGTCATGCTGCTGCTGGATATCAATCATAGTGTCGATGATTTCCTCTGTATCCCAACGCCCGACCCTCTGATCAATTATAAGCGCAGTGTTCGTTGCTGTCAATCCCCCCACTGTTAAAGATGAGCGGTTTGCTCTATCTGCTTTTGACACAGCGAAGTCCACACCCACAGCGATTTTCATCTCCTTCTGGAAGTCTGCATCCGTCATTCCGAGAAGCCAAGATTGGCGGAGGTAGGCATCACTACTGTCAAATGGGGAATTGAGGTACTCTTGGCTGTAGCCAGGTGCATCGAAGTCCTCAATGTAGCCTTGCCGCACAGCACGTAAGCCTTCTTCGCTGAACTGCTCCGGCCAGAGGATCTCAGCAAAGTCGTCGTAGCTCTTATGAGCCTTGTAGAACAAAACTTTCCACCCACTTTGCTTACGGAACCTCGGAAGGAGGGCATCTTCGTGGAGGACAGTGCCGTGAATACGTAGCTTGCCTCCACGACGAAGCGCTGGGATGACGGCTCGATTGAACCACTTACGGAATTTATCTCGACGCTCCTTGTTCTCCACCTGCTCATCGTCTTCCAAATCGTCGCAGATGATTAGGCCAGGTCGACCTCCGCGCCACTTCCTCCCACGCATCTTCTGCCCACTACCACGAGCGAGGAGACGGAACTGAGGTCCGTCCAGGAACTCTACAATGATTTCGGTTTTACTGCTTACTACCAAACCCTTGATTTCAAAGTCTTCAATGAGTTCTTCATTCTCTGTTAGTTCTCTGGTGATATCCCCCAGATGCTCAATTGCGAGTTCTTCATTGGTACTGATGATGATGGCGTATGTTTCCAGACGAAAAAGCATCGCAGCTAGCCCATACACGTGGGTGAGGGCACTGGATTTAGCGTGCCCCCTGGGGGCGATAACACATGCACGCTCTGCATCGCTGGCGTATAGTGCCCAAGATTCCCTGTGGAACTGTGGTGTGGGTTTGGGCTCATCGAAGTTTTTGTACAGGTAGGTCAGAGCGAATGCTTCAATCATCCTGGAAGTTAGGATTGTTTTGGTCGGCTGGGGTGGGAGTGTGGACGTGGACGTGGACGTGGACGTGGACGTGGCATCAGTAGCAGCTTCGGCCCCAGCTCCCGCCGAGATGGATTTCTCCGGCGAGTTACTCGACTGTAATTCGGCGGAGTTACTCATTTCCCTCCCTCCGGCACTTCCACCAACACAGCTTCGAGTGTCCGTTCAGCGCTGCGACGATCCATTTCTGCCATTGCTGCCTCCATTTTCTCTGCTACACTCAATTTCCTCTCCACAACAGCAGGGGTTTCCGGTGGAGCAATGCCCATTCCCAGTGCTTTAATCGACAACTCCGTGGCTTTTAGCACCAGTTGGTCGCTCACTTCCTTCCCATCGAGTTTTTCCAGCAAAATGTGGCTGCTGCGGAGGGCGAGGGAGCGGAAGCGTTCATCCATTGTACTGGTGAAGTAGGGATCCAGTACCTCCGAGCGACGGGGATCCAGTGTACGTTGGAACGCATCGCTGGCGACGACAGTACTGAGCCAGCCCATTGTACGACCGAAAGCTCTGGCAATTTCCTTCAACCCCAAGCCTGGGTTAGCTATCAGAAACTCCACCATTGTGATTGGGGTGTAGCGCAGAGCGGGGATTCCTCCCATCCCTTCCCCTTCCCGTGGCTGAACCATCCGCTTTTCCCTATCAACACCAGTTACAGTGACAACTGGCTCCCGTAGCTCGTCGATCATAGCCTGAGCAGCTTGTTGCAAGGTTGG